CATTAACATACGTTTTTAAGTTTTGTTTAACTGCTTTGTTAAGAGTAGTTAAATTACCATTTGTATCATATCCTAATGTATATAGATTTATTGCAAAAGGATTTATTTGCTCTGCATTCTGAGTAGTTTTCTGTACAAAATTTCTTACCTCTTTTTTAACCTCATCGGTAGTAGGTACTTTATTTCCGTTTGTTATAGATTTTTGAACTATTGTTCTAGTTATTTCTGCAAATTCAGTTACATTATCTGTTGAATTTAATACACTTTCCGGTGAGTTTGCATTTAATGAATTATCACCTATAGCAAATACTTTAGCAATAGAACCAAATTTTGTTGGCATTGATAAAGCTCTTACCTGGTAATCCTTTGCGGTTACTGCTCTATTTTGAGCAGCAAAATTAGCTAATGCAGATTCTCTAATCTCATCTATACCTTCCAATCCTCTACCACCCTTAGCAGGGATTTCATTTTCTACTGCTACTGAATTTTTAACATAATTGTAAACCGTATCATCTAATTCTAATGTAGTAACTAAATCGTCATCAAACGAAATTGATTGTATTGTAGTTAAATCTCCCTGTGGTACATTTGAAGATACTCCACCTCCTGTTAAATAAATTATAGTAAGAGTTGTACCTGCAGTAGGTGATTGACCGTATGTTTTAGTTTTTAGGAAATTAGTCGGGTCATATGATTCAGCCATTCTATCAATTGAATTATTTAATCCCATACCTACATTTTTAACATTAGGTATCAATAATTCATCGGATAGAGAACTATCTCCTCCACCAAAATGTATCGATGTTGTAAAATCATCATTTACCTTAGTAACAAATCTTCTACTGGTTTTTAATAATTTTAATAAATACGGAACAGTATCTTTAAACTGATATAATTCAGGGTCGTTCTGCTCTACATTTGGGTAATCTACATATATCGTTTCTTGTGCCAAATACGGAACTTCATACCACTTATTACCATTATCATCCACTACAGATTCTATTGCAATAATATCGGATTCATCCAATTTTATAGATTGAAATGATTCTGTTGCAGATATAGTTCTAACTGCAACTTGCTCCGTAGCTGATATTACCTGTATTTTCTTCTTAACTAAGTAATAATCAGGAAGTTGTGTGGTTTCATCTATACTATATACACTTATATCTCTATCGGTTGGGTCGTTAAAATCCAAACCTTCGGTTGTTCTAAATGTTATATTTGAATTACTATTTGATGAAATACTAAGCCCTTGTTGTATTCTAAGTAGATATCTAGTATCTAATTCCCCACCACTATCAGCTTTACATAATTGATAAACTGATAATGTGGTTACAGCAGGTGAAGTTGATTTAGGCTTATAACCCAATAAATTAGCTAAAGCGAATACATTTTTTTCCTCAGCTGCATATTGAATTAAACTTTCTCTTAATGATGCATCCGTATAATAACTTAGTACATCACCTACATATGAAGCCATCTCAATGAACATCATACCAGGAGAAGTCTCATTAAAATCGTTATATGTATTAGGGAAGTATGTTTTTGCATACTCTATAAGATTATCTCTAAATGCTGAGAAATCTTTTGAAAGGTAGGAAATATCCCTACTATTTCTCCCTATTTTTTTATTTGTTATTTTAAATGCCATATTTAACCAACATTAAATGTTACTGTCTCTAGGGTTTGTTGCCCCGCAATTTGATATTTCAATGAAACCGCAAAGATATTACTATCAATGTTTGTATTATTTTGGTCTACGAATATCTCAACTATATTGATATACGGCATCCATTGAGCTATGGCATCTTCAATACTATCTTGTATTCTTTGTTCTAATTCATCCGTACTTGGATTAAATAAAACATCGTATAAATCTGTACCAAAATCAGGCTGCATCAATCTTTCACCTTTATTAGTCAATATAAGATTTTTAATATTTGCCTTTACTTGGTCTTTTGTTTGAAACGATTGAGCAAAATATCCATTAGAACCCTTTTGAAGAGGGAGAGTGATTCCTATCGCTACTCTATCATTTTCTGATAGGTCTAAGGTATTTTTCTTATCGATTACAATTGCCATTATCTATTTTTATCTTTACTTGCTGCCAAAACCTTAGCACTTCTCGCTATCGCTTTATCCAAAATATCGTTTCCGGTACTTATTGGGGCAGAAGGAGCTGCGTATTGATTAGTTGGTTGGTATCCCATTTGAGGGTCACCATATCCAATCATTTCAGGAGTTAATGTACCCCATCCACCATCATCCATAGAGTAATTAGGTCTAATTCCCGCCATTGCAGTTTCATTAAGAACCTGATTTAACATTGAATTCTTAGTATAAGTTTTTTGCTCAGGCTGAGATTCTCTATCTTTGCTTAAGATTTTGTTAGCTAAATCGAACGGGTCAGCACTTTCCTCTACTAATGATTTAAGAGAAGATTGTTGTTTAACCGGTTGAGTTCTTTTAACCTCAGCTAACACCTCTTTTCTTATTTCTTCTTTAATAAGAGAAATTTCTTTTTTTACTTCCTCCTGAACGATTATTTGAATTGCTTTAAATAGTTTGTTCGTGTCCATACATTGTTTATTGTTTATATAAATATTTAGTTTTACTTTTTGGTAAAATACATCACATCGAAGTTATTTCCACTATCAGGTTCACTACCACCCATCATTCTTGCAACAGTATATGTCTTATCAGACCTAACTGATGCCTGACTCCCACAATCTCTTACGATTATCTCTCCTTTTTTAGTTATACCCAACATTATCACAAAATGCCCCCTAGCTCTTCTAGATGTACCAGCTACTCTAATAATCATAGGTCGTTTAATAGTTCTAAGGGTTGATTTATATGAATCATACACCTGTTGTTGACTTTTTTCTCCTTTTAGAGTTTTTCGTATTCTTGTAAAAGAACCTCCTAATAATTTAGGAGCATCTTCAAAAAATGCACCTGAATTAAAGTTATTTCCATCCATATATTTACCCTGAGCCACATTATCACTTGAATATTGGTATTGACCTTTATAAAACTTAATAAATGTTGCTTCTGTAACTACATCTTTACCGTCTTTACCTTTTATTTTATACTTTTTAAGTAAATTGGCTAAACTCGTAACCAAACACGCCCAATTGGTTTTTTGAGCAGCGAATCCTACATCTTCTCCGTAATATACATCTATATCTTCTTTTTGGAATTCTTTTCCTTTAGAATCTTGTATATCAATTTTATAATCTTTCTTAGCCTGTTCATCATTTTTGTTTTCCTGTCCCTGATGATATTCCTTTGCAACAGGGAAAGTTTGCGTTACCGAATCATCCGGTTCTTCTTCCAATGTTACTCTATCATTTTGTTCCAAAACAATATCCTCATATAAAGGACCTAATTCAGCCGGTTCAACTGAATATCCTTGCCATGGAATAGGAATATCTAAAATTGTTTGTGCAGGAGGTGCTCCAGTTAAACACGATGTATATGCTAACCCACTTATCGATGTTAAATGTTTTGTACCCGCATCTATTAGTTTATCAATAAATGGTTCAATTTCATTAAGACCACTCATATCATATGGAGCGGGAATGGGTGCACCTGGATTAACCGTTACATTATTTGTTATTACTATTGTTTTTGTTGCACCTGGAGGTGGAAGAGGAGGGGTATTTGTTTTAGTTAGAGTAGCACCTGTCCAATATTTAATAAATCCTGTCACAAACATATTAATTATTGGAAGTTGTACTAAACTAACAGATTGTTGATTTAATACTAATATCAACCATGATTTCATACCAGCTGTATCGCCCTTTGCTACAGTATTTCTAAAAATTAAATCCCCTGATGTTGGGGAAGTCATTGCTTTATTATAAGCATTTGTAATAGCTTCTGCAACCGTCTCTACATCAGGAGGATTGGAACTCATTGCATTTAAAACATCATTTTTAAAAATTTGCCAACTCATATTAAGATAAGTTTACTCTTTTTGATTTAATAGTTGTCAATTTGTTTTGTATAGCTTTAAGTGCACTTGCATTCGCAGGGTTCATTCCACTTGTTGGACCAGCTGGGGTTAGTAACCCACCTGCCTGAAGATTAATTATTTCTGTTATTATTTCTATTAAAATATTTTCTAACGTATTACCCAACACCGCAGGTTGTACATTTCTATCACCTAAATTTATACCACCCCCGTCTCCGATATAAATGGTGGTTGTTTTATTTATAGAACTTATATCTATATCTCCTTTAGATTCGATAGTTATACCTAAATTGGTATCAACTGAAAATATACCATCTGTTATTACACCGTAATTACCCTTTGAGAAGAATATAGTTTCAGCTGCTCTAGATGAAAAAACTAATCTATCTGATGTGATTATAATTTGATTACCTTTTAATTCAGATGGGTATCCCTCAAATCCTTCCTTTTTATTAGTTATATAAGATGGTGTGAATTTTGATAAATAATCTCCACTCGATATTGCAATGGTAGACCCATCCCTATTGATATCCTCTTCTATATCTTTGTTTATATCAAGAGATGAATTAGCGGGAGATTCTCCATTTCGTATTATGATTGTTGGGCTAATTGATTTCTTATCATTATTGAATGCACTAAATCGTATGGATTGCCCAAATCTGCTTTGTAATAAATGGTCTCCCTCATACAGCCTTAATCTTCTACTTTTTCCGATTTTAAAATACTCCCCTAATTTTTTCTTAACATCTTTTCCGGAATTAGTTGTAAGCAAATCTCCTTTATAATCCCTTAAATCGGTACTAGGGTTTACTTTTGAAGCAGAATCATTTCCAGATGTTTCTTTTTCACCATCGTATGAAGAAAATAGGTTTGAATTAAAGTTAAACCTTCTATAGTATTTAATACCAGATTGAGTTACAATCTCTACTATTTCATTTATAACAGGAATTCCATAGAAGTTTTCATCTAAAGGTGTTATAATAGTTTCTATATTTCTACTTGTTCCACTACCCCTAACTATTATACTTCCTGGAAGAATTGGGGCGCCATTATCCATCTTATCAAAGACAAGAAATACATTCTCAACCTGAGCGATATATGCACCCGTTTTTTGAGGGGTACTATTCGCTGAGGTTTTGGTTTTATACGCACCTCCGGTGGCTAAATGGTCATTTGCCATTATTTTTTAGTTTCTTCAAGTTTTCTTTGGATTTCTTCCAATTCATATTCAATATCATCTACTTTATCCATAGTTTTCGCTTGAACATCTTTTGAAATCTTTTCCAATTCACCCAATAACTCTTCCTTTTCTTTGTCGGATAATAATCCTCCGTCGTTAGTTCCTTTATATTCCATTGCAACGAATCTTTGCCCAATTGTTGCTAATCTAATTAGAATATCATCATTCTCTACTGAGAACTTAACTAAATCTTTAATAACTGGTCCAATTGCAGCAATATCTCCCGCATGTCTGATTTGTTTTTTGAATTCTTCAATCAAATCACTTATTTTTTGTTTCTTCGAATGTTGGTTGGTATATATCTCACCGAATAAGTCAGATAACTTCTTTTCCCCAAACATTACAAAATCTGTAGATTGTTGTTTTGCCATACTAATAAATACCTTATTATATAATTTTTTGTGAATCTATAAATCTATAGAATTCTTCCGATAATAATCTATATCCTTCTGAATTAGGATGCTGTGTTCCACGTGTATCCCATCTTTCAGTA